AAAAAGATGCCAAAACCGAAGGTGGTGGCAATCAGAACAACTACTTCCCTTTCCACAAGATGCAGATGGGCGAATCCGCCACTGTCCGCTTCCTGCCTGACGCAGACAAGTCCAACCCAATGGGCTTCCTGGTTGAAAAACGTTCACACAAACTGAAGATCAACGGCCAAGACCGTACCATTCCTTGCCTGACTACATACGGCGATGAATGCCCGATCTGCAAAGTTTCTGCCGCATACTACAAAGCCGATGACAAAGTTAACGGTAAGAAGTACTGGCGTAAACTGCAGTACACTGCACAAGTTCTAGTTATCGATAGCCCAATCCCACCAGAAGCTGGCGAACCAGCTGCTAATGGTCAGGTTAAGCTGATGACTATCAACCCACAGCTGTACAAAGTGATCAAAGAAGCATTTGAGTCTGGTGATCTGGAGAACATTCCTTACCAGTACGATGTTGGTACTAACTTTATCATCAAGAAAGACCAACAAGGCGAATACGCTTCGTACATCATGTCCAAGTTCGCCAAGCGCGAAACTGCACTGGATGACGAAACTATCGAGTTCGTTAACGCAGCCCTAAAAGAGCTGAGCTCCACCCTGCCACGTAAACCAGAGCGCGCTGAAATCGAAGCGATGCTGGAAGCCGAAATGACTGGCTCTGAGTACAAAGCAGGCGCAGCAACTGCAGCCGCTCCATCTGCCCCAGCAGAAGACGACGCTGACATGCAAGCTGCACTGAACCGTATGCGCGCACAACGCGCTGCAGCAGTCGCAGATGACGAAGATGAAGACGACGCTCCAGTCGTTAAGAAACCAGTGGTAACCCAAGCCGCTGCCGAAGTAGATGATGACGATGACATCATTGCCCAACTTCGTGCTCGTCGCAACAAAGGCTAATCCGCGTAGTTGCATTAAATAAGAAGACGGCTTAGCGGCCGTCTTTTTATTCCAACCTATGAGGCAATCACTCGAATGAAAATCAACCAGTCGACAGACATCGACGATCCGCTTGCCCCTCGACAAATTGCAAATAAGCAATATGTCGACAGAATGGCAGCAGTAGGAGCCGCGGCTCCTGTTTTCGTAACAGATGTAAACAATGCTGGGTCTGGCATTGTCGGTAACAAGACATACGTTCCAAACACTGTACCAGCAAACACTGTTATCACCACCGCTCTGTCGGATGATAATACCGTTGGAATTACAGTTCTCGCGGAAGGCGGTTCCGCTTTCTACTCTCCAGTTCTAACCGTCTCCGGCTCTCCTGCCCTTGCAGTTGGTGAAGGTTCGACTATTGCCCTTACACAGGATCAGTACGATAAGCGTACGTTCACTGGTACAGCAAACGTAACAATTTCTGGCACTACTACTGTAACCATTACTTCTGACACTGGTGCTGTTGCCTCTGTTGTCGTAAACCGCGCAGCTGCAGGTCCAGACGTTTCGACTCTAACAATTGGCGCATACCCAGGTAGTCAAACTGCTGTACGTAGTGGTCAAACTGTCTCGTTCTCCGGTACTGTTCCTAACGTAACAACTGCTGTAGATATCCAAGCGTTCGGCGCAGCTGCTGTTAAAGCTGGCGCAGCTTCCTTTGGCGCAGCTGATTCTGCTGGTGCTGGCTTTAAAACCATGACCGGTACATTCACTGTATCTGGTGGCACTGGCGCTCTGGCGATTCAAGCAAACGCGAAGAACGCACTAGGCACATACGGTAACATCAAGACCTCTTCCAACACAATCTCCTTGGACCAAGTTCTACCAACCATCACTGGTTTGGCTATTACCTACCCAGGCGTACAGGAAGCAATCAAAGGCACTGAACAAGCAACTCTGAACTTCACCATCGCTAACGCTGCAAACTCTACCTTCACTCCATCTGGCGTTATCAGCCTGTTGAGCGGTGGCGGTTCCCTGCAGAACTCTGCTGTTGTACAAGGTACAGGCACTGGCGACGTAATTACTGGTACCAACGTTACAATCGTGGCTAACAAGCCTTCGAACGGATCATCGGCAACTGTAACCGCACTGGTTCAAGTAGTTAACACTGCGCAAGTTAACACAATGTCAATCGTTGGTGCACCAACTCGTCTGATTTCGTCAGCAGCTGGTCAAGCATACACCGTTTACATTGAATCCAACCTTGCTATGATTGGTGATGGTAGCGGTCAAGCATCATTCGCTCCAACCTTCACAGCACCTGTTGGTTTGCTGTCGGGCATCACTCGCGTTACTGACTTCCGTTGGCAGGCAACTCTGACTATCAAAGACACTGATTCCCGTGGCGCGAAAGCATTCACTGGCGTTTCGACCACTGGTCTGTCTGGTATTCAGGTAACAACCGCTTCTGGCACAGCATACACTGTAGGTGGTTTCACTGAACGTACTCTGGTTATCCCTCTTTACGATTCGTCCACTATTGGTCGTACTGTTGATCTTGGCACCGCAGTTGGCGATGTAACTAAGCTGTTTGCGAACCTTTCTGGCACTGTACTGACGTTCACTCCTGACGTAAATGACGCACCACTGAAGTTCAGCATCTCAGACGTTGCACAAGGTTTCGCTACTCCATACGTACAAGTCGCAGCTTACTCTGCATCCGGTCACTTCTTCTACTTGAACGACCGAGATCAAGCGGGTGCTAACACCACCGGTACTATGACTGTTACCATCCGAGAGGACGCATAACATGGCACTTTTAGATGATTTCGTAGCATACGTACAACGTGAGCTATTCAAACGTCCATTCTCCAACGACGACCCGACACAAGAATCCGTAATGATTCGTCGTGGTGGTGGCCCCCGTCAATTGACCGGTCTGACTCTATCGGACCTTCAGTTGGTAGGACAGAAGGATGGTGCAGTAGTCGGTATTCCAATCAGCGACATCCCATCTCTTGGTGGCGGTAGCGTTGAAAAGAAAGTAATTTTCACACAAGATACACCTAACGTAACATGGACTATTACACACGGATACGCTTCTACGAACGTTGAAGTGTACGTAGTCGACACTGATAACCAACGTGTAGAAGCCGACAGCATTCAAGCTGTAGACGATAGCACAGTAGTTATTGGATTCACACAAGCGCAAGCTGGAAAAGCGTTCTTACGCTGGTACGACTAAGAAAAGAGGTGAAGGCAGAGAAATTTGCCTTCACCTTTCTTTTTAACCGAGGTAAGATTTGCGCTATATTATGAGCATTTAAAGAGAATATGGCAAAAGGTAAAGTTTCAAGCAAGTTTGGTTTTTTGGATGAGTTTAACAAGTCAACAGCAAAAATGGAAGGCGTTGTAACAACATCTCTGCCTCCACGCTACTGGCACAGTTTCGGCAACTACTTGATGAACGCGATTATGGCTGGTGATTTCCAGCGCGGTCACGCACAAGGCCGAATCACTGGTATTGTTGGTCCATCTGGTGCAGGTAAATCCTTCATCATCGGTAACTCCGTGCGTGAAGCACAAAAAGACGGCGCCCTGATTCTGATTATTGACTCGGAGAACGCCTTGGATGACGACTACATGACTAAGATCGGTGTAGAAGTCGGTGAAGAAAACGGTTACTACTACCGTGGTGTTCGCACAATCAGTCAAGTTACAGCAGTTGTTTCCTCGTTTATCAAGAACTACCGCAAAGAATTCGGCACTGATCTGGACGCACCAAAAGTGTTCATCGCAATCGACTCCCTCGACATGCTGATGACAGACACTGAGCTGGATCACTACAATTCTGGCGATCAGAAAGGTGACCAAGGTCAGCGTGCTAAGCAAATCAAAGCGATGCTTCGTACATTCGTACAAGACATCAAAGAATTGAACGTAACCATGGCTGTAACTGGTCAGGTATACAAAAACCAAGATATCAAGAACGGTGAAGGCGTCTGGGTCGTTAACGATGCAGTCAAGTACTCACTGAGCCAGATCATCATGGTCACCAAACTGAAGCTGAAAGATGGCGCAGGTCAAGGTGCAGAAGTAACTGGTATTCGTTTGCGTGCGAACGGCTACAAAACTCGTTTCACCAAGCCGTTCCAAGCAATTGAACTGCAAGTGCCTTACGATGACGGTATCGATCCATACAGCGGTTTGCTGGAAGCAGCAGTATCACAGAAGATCGTAACCCAAGGCGGAGCCTGGTACACTCTGAACTCTTCAGGTGAAAAATTCCAGAGCAAGAACTTCAGCAAGGTGCAGGATCAGGTTCTGAAAGAACTGAGTGAGAACAAGAATCCGCTGATGGCAGTCAGTGAAGATGAAGAAGATACAGCGAATGTTGCACGCAAAACCGCTGTGCAGACTCTTCTGGAAAATGCAGAAAACGCTAATAAAGGTTAATTTAACCTAAGTAAAATAGAGGGGAGCCTAAGGGCTCCTCTTTCTATTTCCGAGGAACAAATGAACGCACAAGAATTAATCGCTAACAATCTGATCGTCCGTCACCTAGGCGGAAGTCACGCTTATGGAATGAGTACTCCGCAGTCTGATGTAGACTACCGTGGGATCTTCTTTGCACCTGAACGAAGCGTACGTACTCCATTCTTCAACATCAAAGAAGTGTCTGATGCAACTGAAGAAGATACCAAGTATCACGAACTGACTCACTTCATGAAGTTGGTTACAGATTGTAACCCTAACATCATCGAAACCCTTTGGGTAGACGAAAAGGTCATCGAAGTTACTTCTCCGGCCTATGAACATCTTCGTGCTCATCGTTCTGATCTGCTGTCCAAGAAAGCTGCTTTCACATTCACTGGCTACGCATTTGCTCAATTAAAGCGCATCAAGGGACACAACAAGTGGATCAACAATCCTCAATCTGAAGCTGCTCCAAAGCACATCGAATACATGTCACTGGTTCAGAACTTCACTGAGGACAAGATTTTCAAGATCAACTTTGCTGACTTCCGTGAAGGTTGGATTCTCTACCACTTTGGCGGTGAAATCTACGGGATGTACCAGCGTGATGGCTACACTGCTTACAATCGCGACGGTACTCTGAACCCATTCAACGATGAACAAGCGGTTGATAACCCTTTCATCGACGAGACTGGACAGTTCCGTAAGACTCCGCACTTCATCGTCAAGTTCAACAAAGAGTCCTACATCGCAGCACGCGATACCCACAAGAACTACTGGCATTGGAAGACGCACCGAAATGAAAAACGCAGCGAACTCGAAGAACTGCACGGATACGACACTAAGCACGCTGCTCATTTGGTTCGTCTTCTGCGCATGGGAACTGAAATCCTCGACAAAGGTGAAGTTCATGTGTGGCGTCCTGATGCTCAAGATCTGCTAGATATTCGCGCAGGTAAGTGGAAGTATGATGATATCGTGTCGTACGCAGAAAGCCTCGACGTAAACATCCGAGAAAATCTGTATAATACGTCGCAACTTCGCCATTCCCCTGACTATAATCAAGCGGCTAAGCTGTTGATGGAAGTTCAGGATATCTGCTGGGGAAAGTGATATTTTTACCCTAATCGTTGATTGCTGTCGTCAAACGATGTATAATAAAAGTACATACTATCAACGATTAGGTTCCCTATGAAACTGCAAGCACGTCTTATCTTCCGCGGTTGTGGCAAAGATGGCCTGATTATCGGCTCTGCTGTAACTGATCAAAGTATTTTTGAACCTGGCATGGTCTATGAACTGATCGAATGCTTGGGTGAAGTAATGCTCCGCAAAGTCGGTCCATCGATTGTCGGCACTATGGAAGAAGGACATGCTAATTGGCCAATCCGCCACTTAAGCTGGGCAAGCGACATCAGCACAATCGTCTCCGAAGGCGGTCGTGAATTGTGGCTTTCGCGCGATGAGTATGCGCAAGTGATGGCACAACGCAAGAAAGAATACGAAGACAGGAACTGAATGAGTGTAATTTTTGATGTTGCTGATGACCTTAGCAACATTCCAGATATTCTCGACAAATATGAGGATGCCCTTGTAGGACACGAGAATCATCTGAAAATCAAGGGTAAGAACCTTGAAAGTGCCAACGTGGAGAACCCTTCATGGATGGCTTACTACGATCAGCGCAAGATTGAACTCCACTCTCTTGCGCGCTTCATTGAGATGAAGTTAGAACAGGAAAAAGGAAAGCTGTGGAAGGCGTACACAGAAGCGTACAGTCGCGAACTCTCTGCACGAGATAAGGACCAGTACATTTCTAAAGATCCTTCCTACCTCAAAGTCTACCAAGTACTGATTATTATTGAAGAACTCCTAAAGAAGTACTCTTCGGTGGTTGATGCGTTTCAAAATCGAGGCTATGCCCTCCGAAACATCACCAGCCTTCGAGTAGCGTCTATGGAGGATGTGGTTCTGTAATTGACAAAGCTGGTAACTGTAACAATTTTCAACGAAATTGACTGTGTAATCGATGGGCTAGACCCAGAACATCAGAAATTCTTTTCTGACTCATACTCGCCATTCGCAGCGAGCTACCGTTTCAATCCAAAATTTAAACTGGGCATCTGGGACGGCAAGATTCGATTCTATACCACTAGCGGTAACACGTTCGTGTACCTGCTGGAAGAAATCCTGCCTTCCATTAAGAAGCTTGGTTACAAGATCAAGATCAACGACCACCGAACGTCTGATGCATATTTGCAACCAGAGCATGTGAAAGCTGACCGCTTCGCGCATATCTGTGATCCAGACTCGGGTGAGCCGTTTGTATTCCGTGACTACCAACTTCGTGTGATCAATAACCTGATTGACAATGGCAGTGGTATTGGGCTGGCTGCAACATCAGCTGGTAAAACCTTTATCACTGCTGGTCTAATCGACGCATACGAACAAGTTGGTGGCACATCGATCGTCATTGTACCTTCTGTCGACCTCGTTAAGCAAACACTACGTGAATTGCGTATGTGGGGCTTAGATTGTGGCGAATATTCTGGTGAAGTTAAAGACCTGGATCACCCACACATCGTTTCAACGTGGCAAGCACTTCAAAACAAGCCAGAGATCATTGCGACTCGCTCTCTGTGCTTGATCGACGAATGTCATGGCGTGAAGGCAAACGTACTGAAGCAGATCATCGCTAAGTGTGGCAAGAATATTCCGCATCGTATGGGCATCACTGGTACTCTGCCAAAAGATGCGTGCGACAAGATGACGATTCGTACTATGCTTGGTAACATTGTTGCTGAAGTTGGTGCGAAGGAACTGATTGATCGTGGCTATCTCGCTACTCTGGACATCACACGATACCAAATGGTTGAGGATCTGAAGAGCCAATACGAAACATACGTAGAAGATCAGAAAATGATGGGTGAAGCCATCATGCCTTACGACGCATTCAAGAAGAGCTACTTCCCTGATTACAAGGCTGAAAAGGCCTTTGTCAGTAAGAATAAACGCAGAATGCAGGCTATTGCAGACCTAATCATCCAACGTAGCGCATTCGGCAACGTATTTGCTCTCGTAGACAATGTGGACTTCGGTAAGGGTGTGACTGCATTGATTCCTGGTGCTGTATTCCTCTACGGCAAGAACGCAACTGAAGAACGTCAAGCTGTATACGAAGAGTTTAAAAAGCGTGATGACATGATTGTGATCGCTAATTCGAAAATCGCTAGTACTGGATTGAGCATTAAGCGAATCAACGAACTTTTCCTGATTGACTTAGGCAAATCATTCGTGAAGATCATTCAGTCGATCGGTCGAGGCCTGCGTAAGGCAACTGATAAACAACACGTAAACGTGCATGATGTGGGCACCGATTTGAAATATGGTCACTCGCACGCACTCGAACGTGGTCGTCACTACAAAGAAGCTGAATATCCTTCTACAAAAACAAAAGTTGACTATTCCCATATCGCCCAATTATAGTCAATGATCACGAGATAAATGAATCATACATGCTAATTCTAGACGAAAACCAAAAATCTGTTATCATCGACAGCATCAACGCTCCGCTGCCATCAGAGTTCTTTTGGGTTCTGGACCTAGCAATGAAAGATTTCACCTTGGCGCCAATTCTGGTTCTTGAAGAAGTGACGTGCCCAACTTTGACCATTGAAGTCGAAGGCAATCTCATCAACGTTCCAGCTAGCTGGAACGTGTTGATTTTTGATGGCTCAACAGGTGATATCGACATTGCTCCAGTATCACAAATCGGACACCGAGACTTTACCGCATTCGCATACGGCCCAAACAAAACCCTTCCACGACCTGCTCTCCTGCGTCTGGTTGATTACAAGCCGTATGCCACCACCATAGCACCAGCACTGAATAAGCACCAGATGTTGTGTTACCCTATTTCGCCAGAACTTTGGATCAATCTGTCACCCAATGACGGTTACTCGAAGTATCTGAAGAACACATCGATGGGAGACCTCATTGAGTAATCCACGCCGCGTTTCAAAGAACAAGAAAGAAGTCGCAGACGACACTATTGATATCGATACTTTTAAAGCCTGGCTTTCTGGTGTCGAAGATATGCAAGGTGACGACTGGACTCCTTCCGCAGAACAGTGGAAGAAAATCCGCTCGAAAATCAACCTGCTGACTGTAACGGAATACGAAGACCCAAAGCCTTATCCCCAACAGCCGATCTACCGGGCACCTGGTCAGATTGGGGGTCCGATTCAACAACCTTGGATCAATCCGAACCCACTTGGACCGGTGATCCAGGGACCGATTGCATATACACAGGGGAACAGTTCTCTGGATGCACCGAGACCGAACCTGATCGAACGCCCGAACCTGGGACACCAGGGCGCATTACCCGGATTCCAAGCCCCTGGCGCTGGTCAGGGATCCACACACTCCCTAATCCCTGCTGATCAAGGCGACGCTCCTTATGCATCCGCGTTTGGCTAAACTTGGTTCTCACCTCGGGGACAGAATTTTGTGGTTTGATGGGTCTATGACTATTGAACCGCAAAATGTCCTCGATTACATGACAACAAAAGCAAAGTTACACGTCACCCACGTTACACCAGATGTCAAATCGTACAATCTCTTGGCGGACACACCAATCACTGAAAAGGTCAAACTCGATGTGAATGGTATCCGTCCAGAAGATTGGAACATTCCCGAAAGTTACAAGACGATGGATCTCGACAGTTACTTCGACGGCAAGTTGAACGACTGGACAGGTCCACAGCGTCAATTGCGAGCAGACCGTGTTACACGGGAACTTGCGGCCTTTCGAGAAGAGGACATGGAAATCGTATTGCGGTTGATGATACACATCGTAGACACTCTGGAAAGCAATAACGCTGTATGGGGTATCGGTCGAGGAAGCAGTGTTTCGTGCTTCTTACTCTTCTTAATTGGAGTGCACGATATCGACAGCGTACAATACCAACTGAATTTTTCAGACTTCATGAAAAATGCATAAATAGAACCACTACCAAGGTGTTATAAATTGGCTAAACTAATCCGCAGCGCACGAGGACAACAGGTTGACTTCGACCTAGTCCTTATCAAACAGCAAATTGCTGCCAACGCTGCTCCTACAAATGTACAAGCTCGCGATGATTTTATCGAGAACAAGATTCGTCGTCGCACTCGTCGTGTCGCAAAAGTAGGCGAAGCTCCAATCGCAGCGCGTGAACTCGGTGAAGAAATTTCTCCAGTCACTCATCTCGATCTAGACGAGCCCGAAGAATTCCAAGAACCGCAAGAAGAACCGCTACCGGTTGAACCAGTAGTAAAACCTGTTAAAAAGTAATCAAATGACCGACATTTCTAATCTGCACGTATCTGACAATAGCATCCTTTTCAAATTTGACCAAGTTGTAACAACCGAAGGGCTGTTCCGCGAAGAAAAGGTTGGAATGATCGAAATCGTCCGTTCTGTGGACGCATCCGTAAAATCAAGCCGTTGGGTTACTGTGTTGAAAGTTGGACCTGGCATCATCGATAAGGGTGTTGTCGTTGGCGCCAAAGTTCTGATCGAACAATTGCAGTGGAGCCGAGCTATCAAACTAGACGACGGCACTTCTGTGTGGAAAACCGACGAGACCAAAATTCTCGGAGTTGGTGAAGAGGAATAATATGTTCTTTGGCGTATTGTTGATGCTGACCTCACTCGTCATTGCTGGCGTAGCAGGTTGGTTCAGTGTATATGGCCTAGCGCATATCTATCAAGGTGCTTTCCTATCAGTTGTTCTGATGGGAGGCGCTCTTGAGATTGGTAAACTTGTTGCGACATCGTACCTCTACCGTTATTGGGAGTACACTACGTGGCTTCTAAAAACGTACCTGATGATTGCGATTCTGGGCCTGATGTTAATCACGTCTAGTGGTATCTTCGGATACCTCAGCAACGCGTACCAACAAGATGCGGTAGGTATTAAAGATGTCACAAGTCGAATCGAACTGATCGACCGTGAATATGAAGAGTTGTCCAAGCGTGAGCTGTCGATTGACGCAGAAGTAAATTCGGTTGATCCGAAATATGTGTCGGCACGTTTGAAGTTAATGACTCAATACAAGCCTGAAAAGGAAAAGTTATCCAAACGTCGTGATGAAATTCGTGTTCAGAAGCTAGAGTTGTCCTCAAAGCAACTTGAAGTTGAAGCTCACACTGGTCCAATCATTTATATCGCCAAGGCCATGGGTAAATCCGTGGATACCGCAGTTATTTGGCTGAGCCTCTTGATCATCGCTGTGTTCGACCCATTAGCTGTGGCGTTGACTATTGCTGCGAACGCTGTGTTTATTCGCAACAAGGAACTGAAAGAAGCTGCCACACCTCCAGAAGAACCTTTAGTGGTCGAAAAGATCGTTGAGGTCGAAAAGCGTGTAGAAGTTCCCGTGGACCGCATTGTCGAGGTAGAGAGAATCGTTGAGGTTCCTGTACAGCAAGATATTATCTACAATCCTGCTTATCAGGCTCTAACCAACGAGAACGATCGCCTTCTCAGCATTATCAACCAAAATCAGTCAGAGCACTCTCGTCGTCTCTCTGATCAGATGGCTGCATTTGAAGAACTGAAGACTGAGAAAGAGCGTTTGGTTAAAGAACTCCAAGAGTTCCTAGACGAGACAAAAGATCAGCCAACAGAAGCTTCGACTCGTCTCGAACATTCACTGCAAAATCAAATCGCCAAACTCAATAAAACCGTTGAGCGCACCGAATTGGAACTACAAGTTGCTCTAGATGGCATCGATAACCGCGACGCGCGCATCGAAGATCTGGAACAAACAAACGTTGACCTCGAGAATCAGATTCTGGAACTCCGCATGCTCATTAAAAAGACTGTGGATATGACTCCAACTGAACGAGTGGCACTGCATCAGCAAAATATTGCGGCGTCAAAAAATAGTTAACGAACTACATTGTAAAATCGAGATCCCATTGTTAGAATATAACTCTGGGATTTCTTTTTATCTGGAGTTTAATTCTCTCAATGCTTGATCAAGACAACAAGATTAAATCAACATCTTGGGTGTTCAAACACCAACCTAAGTCCCTCAAGGACTACATTTTTCAAAACCCGACACAAGCAACAAAATTCACTGAAATGATCGACCAACAGAATATTCCCGGTCACATGCTGTTTAGCGGCGTGCAAGGAACTGGTAAAACCACTCTGGCCGACATTCTTATCCGCAGCATGCCAATCGATATGGACTACGACGTCAAGCGCATTAACGCCTCTGACGAGAACTCAGTCGATGACATGCGTACCAAGATCAAAGGCTTCATTCAGACATTCGCACACGGTTCGTTTAAGGTTGTTCTACTTGACGAAGCAGACCGATTGTCTCAAGCTGCACAGATGATTCTTCGTGGCATGATGGATGAGTACCATGATTGTGCGAGATTCATTCTGACTTGCAACTACGACCACAAGATTATTCCATCGATCAAAAGTCGTTGCATGAGCTATCACTTCAAGGCTCCCGATCATACTGACGTCGCTCTGTATGTTGCTGGTATCTTGAAGAAAGAAAAGATCAAGGCTTCGATTGACGTAATTGACAAGTATGTAGCCGTCAATTATCCCGATATTCGCAAAATTGTACAGACTGTACAACAACATGTAGTCGATGACGTTCTTACTGATCCTCGTGACGTTGATGACACATCAGACTTCAAATTAGCCTTGTTAGAAGCCATTGTAGCTGGCAAGTGGAAAGTTGGACGTCAACTAGTTTGCTCCGCAGCAATGGGCGAGAGCGAATGGGACGATATGTATGTGTTCCTGTACAAGAACCTCAATAAATGTACCACTTGGAGCGAATCGCAGAAAGATTCTGGCATCGTTCTAATTGCTGACTACATGGACAAACACACGCGAGTAGCAGATCCAGAGATCAACGCTGCCGCACTCTTCATTCAACTATCGATGGTAAAATAATGGCACGCCGTAAAGCTCCTGCAAACGAAACAACAGAAGAAATGGAGATCCGCAAAGTGCGCGAAGAGATCTCTAACCATGCGACACGTAGCGAAAAAGTGTCCTGGGAACGCCAATATGGTAACATGCAGAAACTGCTGACTGAAAAGTTGCAGCCAATCGAAAACAAGATCCTGGACCTCATTACTGAGAAGAACAAGATTTTTGACGAGATTGTTGTCCTGCGCGATGAACTGGTTCGTGATTGCATCCACCCATTTGAACACGTTGTCGAAACTCCGCTCTCTGAAGGATTTGGCACTTACACCTGCAAGTTCTGCAACAAGAAGGTTGCTCTGAATGACGTCACCAAGTAAACCAACGATTTTTCAGATCCTTGGTTACATCAATAATGGGTCTTCTTACTTCGAAGACCTGCCTGACGACCAACTTAAGGATCTCCACCCTTATGTTCTGACTCGATGGCTTGCTGGATCAAACGATCCTTCAATGGTGTTGTATATAAATGAAGTGTGTAACGGTCCAAATAATGGGCTGTCAAAACACAAGCGATTGCTGCTTCGTCTTCTTCAAACGACACGAGGTGCAACTGCAAGACCTGCTTGGATTGCACCTCCAAAGCGTGGGTCAAAGGGTGGTTCTCTGACACTTCAGGTCATTCAAGAGTCTCTTGGATGCTCCAAACGTGAAGCTGCATTGCACGTCGAAGGTCTTTCGAACGAAACGATTGTCGCCGAGGCAGAACGCCTCGGATGGCAAAAAGAAGAAATGAAGAAACTCAACCTAGAACTCAAATAATGTTTGAATGTAAGCACTGTGGCACCAAATATGTACGAGAAGCTGCTTTCATGGCGCACGAGTGTGAACCCATGCGCCGTAAAGCACAGATTCAGACTATGGTTGGGCAGCGTGCATACAGCATTTACTCAAAGTGGCTGACTGCTAAACACGGAAAGCCACCGTCAGTTACCACATTCATGGACTCTCGGTATTTCAAAGCGTTTATTGAAGTCTCGAAGTTCATCAAAGCTGTGAAAATTACCGAAATCGATGTGTTCGTCCGGATGGCGGTCGAAGATGATCTACCACCTAATATGTGGACACAAGATGCGGTATATTCGAAGTTCTTGCAGTACATGCAACAGCGTGTTTCAGCGAAGGAACAGATGAAAATCACAGTTAACACGATTTGTGATTTGGCTGACATCTTTGAATGTGATACAGGGGATGTATTCTCTCATCTAAACGCAGGTGAGCTCGCACAGATTATTCGTGAACGTAAGCTCAGTCCATGGATTCTGATGCGCAGTGGTAAATTCAGAGCATTCTTGATCGCGAGTGATGCAACTGCTCAACAAATGTTCAATGATCTCGTCAAACCGATGTACTGGAAGATGAAATTCGACAAGTCACCAGATGATGTGGCGTACGCAAAGGCAATCGTGAAAGAGTTGGGTATTTAACTAGTAAATAGCCCAAACTACAGAACAGAACATGGCTAATATCTACAACGTCGATTATTCTGACCTAAGCGTCGATCCGGCAAACAAACAACCACTAGTAATTCCACCTGGCGCCTGGGACACGTCGACTTCATTGTCACTTCCAGGTTACAGTGCTGCTCTGTACGGTGAACACATTGCAGAGAACTTCATCCATTTGATGGAGAACTTTGCGAGTGAGACTCAACCAGCTAACCCAACTGTGGGCCAGCTCTGGTACGTTCCGTCAATTCGCGCACTGAAGGTACTGATCAAGATCACGACCGCAGGTGATGTTAAGACCTACACTTGGAGAACTGTTGGCGCAATCTCAACTACGATTACTCCACCAGACGATACCAGTGGATTGTGGTATGATACATCAAACGTCGATCCACTGCAGTGGCAACTCAAGATTTACAACACTGGAACAGGGGTCTGGACTTCTGTTGCTGACCGCTATGTGAAGAAATCAGGGGACGTAATCACTGGATCGATTCTCGTAGCAAGCCCGAATGTGGGTCTGACTACAGGCCAACCTCAACTAGCTGGCTTCTATCCAGGCGTTCCATCGGGCGTAACAATCGCATCACCTGGCAACGTCGTAGTTCTGATTAATGGTGTGCCGGCGGGCGGCAGTAGCTTTGGAGTAACCAAAGGTGCGGCGTTCGCCGACTCAAACGCAGCTGGCAAGTTGCTGTTTAGCGTGGGTGATACTGGCACTGTGACGATCACACAAGGTGTTCTGAACATGTCGAACTACAAAGTCACGACAATGGCCCCTGGTGTAGCTGGAACAGACGCTGTTAACCTGAACCAACTCACAGCTGTAAGCAATTCGCTTGGCTCCCTGATTACAGACCTCGATAACAGAAAAGTCAACCGTTCAGGTGACGTCATGACTGGCGGCCTACAGATCAATGCTAACGGCAACGATTTTATCGGGAACGGCACACCAGCTGGGCTCGTAATCAATAATGCTAAAGGTGGTGTCTTGACTTGCTCGTCCGACAGCACTGGCGTCCAGAACGCAATCAACGTCACTAACAATTTCGGACTCAGTGGTAGCAATCAATCGATGTTCAACGTCAAGTCGTTCACTGGTAACACCACAATCGCCGGCACTCTGGTAGTAGGTAAAGCTACAACACTGAGTGGCACGTTGACTGTCGCAGGAGCGACTCAACTAAGTACCATCAGCTCCATGGAAGCACCAATCACCGCAATCACATATGCTCGTCACCTAACGACCAAAGAGTATGTGGACACAAAAATTGAAGCAAGTAAACCAACCGATGTATATGCTCGAGTTAACCCGGCCTCCCCACGTGGTGGCGACATCCTGGTTTCAGGTGCGGCGACTTACATATACAACAACGGTTGGAATCTGGTGTTCCCGGCTCAATGGGCGCCTTAATAAGAGAACTATATGTCCAACGATTTAATGGTATACCTCAAAACAACCGACACTTGCCAACTTAACTGCAGCCACTGTTTCACAAATGGCGCAAATGGCAAGAAAGGTTGGTTCGACGTAGATAAGACTGTAAACTTTTTCAAAGGTCTACAACAGTACAACCCTTCATACCAAAACGTGAACATCTCATTCCATGGGGGCGAGCCAATGCTCGCTCCTACGGAGCTTCTGTTCGAAGCGTATGACAAAATTCACGGTCTGTGGCCAGAGATGTGGTGGTCAGTGCAAACTAACTTGACTTATCCTCTAACCGCTGATAAACTTGAAGTGTTCGAGAAGATCTGTAACAAGAGTTTTGGTACTTCGTGGGATGCAAATATCCGTTGGCGCGGTAATCTTAACCAACAACTGCTGTGGGAACACAACGTTCGCACACTGAATGCTGATGGTTACGACCTGACTGTTATGATTTGTGTCGACAAAGATGTAGTGGCGATGGAACCGATTGACATCATCAACAAGATGCGTGATCTCGGATTTGCTCACATTGCATTCGAACGAATCACCGCAAACGGCACTGCTCGTTTCAACATGCAAGACATTATGCCATCGAACAAAGACCAAGATGCTTGGTTCTTGAAGATGTGGCAGCAAAGTATCGAACACAAAACTTACGAATATATTGACAACATGTTTTTCGACTCGATCCTAACTGAGTTGGTTTACAATACTCATGCTGGGTGCCGTTGCCGAGAGTGTGAGCAGAAGATCCTGACGATTAACGCTGATGGAACAATCGGTGGCTGCCCGAACGGCGCTGTCGAGAGTCAATTTGGTACGTTAACGGATAATGTGGCTGAGCTGATGACTAGCGAAGGTCGTATGTGCAACATTCAGTCGGAAATTATCCGCCACCCGATGTGCTCTGTGTGTCCTGTATTCGACGTATGTAACGGTGATTGCCACCAACTTTCATGGGAAGGAATGGTATGTGCAGCACCAAAATCAATGATGATGGAAATGAAAAAGTCTCAGGACTATCCTCTCTTTGAAAAATTCCTTAATGGCTTTATGGGGCAAGAATAATGTTCAATATGTGGAACCGAACATACGTTCAGACGTTTAACCAACGCAGTGTGTTCGATTCAAAAACAATCCTCGCAGATAGTGCGTGGTCCAAAGTAGTTTTCGGACCCGATTCATTCAAAGGCGGAGAACTCGTGGCTCAAGAGTTGAGCCTCGACGAAGTGGTGAATATTCACTACAACGGTCAGATCAGCGACTTGTTTATCGAGCTGCTATCTGATAAAGACTCTAAGTGGGCAATTGTGGTCGGATATGTCGACTACTACAAACTGCTTGCGTACTACTTGAAAGAATTGCAGCACACGTTCTCTCTTTCAGATGAGAACCTGCATCTGTTAGCTTTCACGTTCATGTACAACAACTTCTACTACAGTGGCGATCAAGGCTTCGTTGATGGGTTCGTAAGCAAGAAGTTCCAAGCCATTATGACTCAAGTGTTCACAGAATATACTGCGGTTGGCGTTCTAGATATGCTCGACCATTCTTCATTTCCAACAGAAGTGGCATATTTCTTGCTAGAGAAGGGCATTATTCCTGATGAAGCAGTCCACGAAAAGTTGGTCACTATCGCGAAGATGGTTGTAGCTCGTTTGTGGCAAGTGCACCTCAATGATTATTCTGAGTGGCTGATTCTAGATACCCAATATTTCCTGAATATGCTCAAGAGTCCAGCGACAGCAGATGTGTCGGCAACAGAGTTCACATTCACTGATATGTTCAACATGATTCATTCCGACGAATATCTAAACTCAATGTTCTTTACTGAGTTCCCGTTCTTCTCGTCGATGGATACCTGGGACTCAGATCCAAACTTCAAAGTCACAGCATCCCGACTTGTTGGCACTTGGGAACGTCTAGCAGACTACCTCGTTCAACGTGGTATCGATGAAGAGTGGGCTAAACTACGCCATGTGCAATATGCTGAAATTATCCTCAACTACGAGTCTATCAAGAGCACTTGTGCAGCTCTCAAATACATCCTTCAATTGGATGGTGCTCCTGAGACACTAGACACTCCAGTTCTCGATATGTTGGGCTACGACACACTATCTGAATGCTTCAATACCAAGTATAACAAGACGTTGCTGTTAGTTGCAATGAAAGGAATGTCGCCTGCATTTGAAGGGTTTATCGTCGATGCCTTCACGATTCCCGAGGACAAAGTAATTGTTATCGACCCACCAGCTGAGGGAATCAGCCAATGAGTAGCTTATCGAAACGCGAAGCGGCTAACATCACAATGTCCGTGTTGAAGGCTGGCTCTGCCGCATACATCAACATTCCCGATGAGTACATTAACTACGCGGCTGCTGTTGGGTTGTATGTAACCCGCAACTGGCCAGGTGATGATGCGATTTGGTATATCCCTTCAGCCAAGGCTCGTGGGCCGGAAATGGCAAACGCCATTGCAACATACACCAACTTGGCTTCCAAGACGCTATCGTTCAGATTCACCCGTATGGGAACATGGAGCCTGACTGCGGATGATACTGTTGCTGACCAAGGCCAAGATTATCTAAACCAACAATCTGGGCTTCCTCCTCCAGGTGCTGTTGCTCAATATCAAGGTTATCGCTACATCGATAACGGAGCTGTAGGTAACGGTTCTGCATTCGCTGCGTTTAACTCCTTCCGTCAATTGAGCGGGCCGGCATTTATTCAACAACATCAAGGTACGTCTATTGTTCTCCAAGTAGTTACCGGTGAATATATCGCCGTAAACTCTGACTTTGCGTTTGAAGTTGCTGATGTGAATAAAGTGGCCAGTTTTCACATCACCTACTCGTTCTTCGATGACTGGACTGCTCTTATGGTTAACGGACGATTCGTTCGCGCATTCAATGGCTCCGCTAACCAGTCTAGTGCTGGCCCAAATTCGACTCGAATGGTTGTTGTGAACGGCGGTTCTGCTGTCGATATTGGTACAGGGGTATATCCGATTAGTTCGGGCGTCCAGGTATTCGACGGGTACTATAGCATCGATATGCGTCCGTTGCTAGTTAATGGAACTAACATCGTCACGTTCATGTACATTAACGGTGTGGACCGCTCCCTTGGTCAGATGAACATCGACCTATCTGAATACGCATCTGGACCGACGTTAGGCCCTGTAACTCCCGACGCACCAGGCTATAGCGCTGTGATATCCGGTACAGCATCTCGAAATGGTTTGATGAACCTGTTGTATAATTTGATGAACAAATTGTATACTAATATGGTGAGTAATGTTTACCAAATCAACTACTGCCATACTAACTGTCACAACAACTGTCACTCAAGCCGTGGACGCCGTTAACCCATATGCCCTTAATAAAAACAGCGCTGCCATTACCTGCTGATGTAATGGTGCGCTTCTTTAAAGACAAAGTCAACACAACATTTGCGATCGATTATGAGCAGTCTCTGACTGCTCTTCGTTCTCCACAAGCAATTCTCAACTATATCGCCAACCTCAAATTGAAAGTTGTGCATCTGAGTCATTGTGAAATCACAACAGATCTAATGCACGCGTTTGCTACAATGCGCGATAAATGCGAAGTCGAACCACTTACCAAAGTATTAGCCAACATCCTATACTTCTGTAAGTACGGTGAGATTCTGTACGAAGAAGTGTTTGATGTCTTTGGTTTCGACCAGATTGTTGACTATGTAACCAAATTCAGCCACACTGTGGTGATTCAATCAGCGTTCCTGAACAGCCTACCGCTATTCACGATTACATCGGAAGGTAGTGAACCAGACCAAGAACGTAGTAGCAATCCTTTGGTTAAGACGATAGACAGAAAGGTTCATCCTGAAATTACAGCGAACCTCTTCAATCTCTTTACTCATGACCACTTTCTGATTCAGTTCCTCGAAAATGCCGTTCCGTTGGAAGACCAGATTTATTTTGAGCCACACTTTGATAGAAACATGTATCAAGGCAAGTCGCTATTTGGCTGGTATGCTGTAGCTCAGAACACATATTTCCTGCTCAGCAAACACATCACTGACAGTGCAAAAACAGCTTCAACACGCATCGGTCTCGTAGATCTGTATGCTCAATTGTTGGGTGGCGTCGAAGAACATGCTAAGTTGGCTGAATTGCGAGACGAAATCTCACGCAAAGGCGGTATTCTGAATTATGTTGGCGCCAACCGTAAAGAAGTAGCAGAATTTAACCGAAATGCACGAAAACTCAAAAAGCAACAACGTCGTGTATCAAATTGACAGCGTCATCCCAATTGCGAGTTTTAAACCGCTTGCAGTTGGGATAGCTCCTTCCGTTGACGGCGAAGTCACAAGACAACTCCTCGAAACAAAACGCCCCACTATCGGCGAAATCGAACTCACGTTGTTTGAGAACTGTAATATCGACTGTGATTTCTGTTTCCACGACAAGAAATCTGAGGTTGGCATCACGTATGAAGAGATGCTCTCAAAACTTCCTTTAGTTGAAGATCACCTCAAGAAATTGAGCGGAAGAGTCAGCTTCGTCCAAATCAACATGGTTGGCGGAGAACTCTTTCAAGACCATTGGATGGAAGAGAAGTGTGATCAATTCTTCGACCTTATGGTTGAAATCAATAAACTGGCTCAGAAATACGGCCTGCCGTTGCAGAGTGTTTGGGTTAGCAACTTCCTGTGGAAGAAGAAGGAAGTCATTGGTCAACTTATTCAGCGCCTACGAGATATTGGTATTCCGTCATCGTTGATTGCGTCGTATGATTTGTCCGGTCGTCCGATGTCAAACCGATACTACACCAACTTAGGTGCAATGAGAGACTACATCTCGACAGTTAACCTAGTGGCAACAAAGCAAGCAATCCAAGCTCTATTGGCTGGAAGTGATCCATTCTTCGACACTCTGTACTCACAGTTTGAGCTATACTTCGACGACTTCATTCCAGACAAAGGTAGCGAGTGGCAGTTGCCTAGTGACACTGAACTCCTGGCATTTTACAAACATCTGTTCGACAAGTACCCTGAGATCCATCCGATTAAAGGGTTGATTGAAAATGACCGCAATGAAATGCACTGCTTGTCACTGAATAAGATTACCATCTTCCCAGACAATAGAACCTCGAATTGTCGTTGGCATAGATACGATCAAGGCGACTTCAATACAGAGTTCGATATTCACGACAATGCTGGCATGATGCAGCGTTTCATGGACGAGAACGGATGTCTTGGTTGCAAATATTTCTCACGTTGTGGGTTCCGTTGCTACACGCAGTGGGACTGGAAAACACGAGAAAAGGACCTTGGCGATTGCGTAATGCGCGCCTTCTTTGACCACATAACCAATGACAACAGTACCATTTAAAGCTTCAGAGTTGCTAGCCTATGTTCGTGGCTGGCGACCTGATTTCATCGATTTGTCGATGACCCCTCTGAAACCACAGCAGCTTTGGAACTATCTGAGTTTTCTCAAGGTGGACGATGAAGTTATTAACTGTTCACGTGAGCAACTAGCTGCATACATGACCTCAACAGACTTCGTCCGCGTTAAAGGTATGGACCAACTAGTTAAGCAGGTGCTTTATTTTGTTCGCAACCGTGAACTATACCCGTTTGATGACTGTCCTTGGCATGTAGCAGAGATCGAAGAGTTTGTTGATACCTATTTTGATATTTGTATCAGCCACTGTCTGCTATTAAAGTCGTTGCCTGCTTTGCTCTCAAAAGCAAAAGGCGGTGAAACTACATTGGATAGTGGCGATCGCTATGATCCTTATGTTGGCGTAAACTTCGTCAATACGTTCAATGACCCACAATTCTTAATGGCTGTTGTACCTGATGCGCTCGCTCAAGAACTTTGGTGCATTCCATATTACAACAAGCAGTTTGACGGTTACATCTATGGCGGCGACAACTTAATCTGGCACGTCAACAAGAATCTAGACAACTATTTGTTCCAGGCCATGCTATGAACGAACAACCTACCTTTCTCAAAAATGCTTACCGTGAGCATAAAGGCGGGTTCCGTCCTATTCGTGACGCGAACGCTATTACCGTCAACCTTACTTTCGACATCCTGGATGGCTGTGAACACCAGTGTCCAGGATGTTTTGTCAGAAAGCGCAACTCCTTTTTTCACGAGGGCGATGATGCAGTTCTTATGGAACTAGTCAACGACCTTAAAGCTGCTGGCTACTCAATGGACGAGCTCAATGTTGGGCCTACGGACATATTTTCAGCAGACAACTTTAGCTTTCTCCTCGAGAACCAGATTTTTGTTGAGATGGCTAATGAATTCAACCTCACTATCGTAACCACTTTAATGAACGATAGTGCAGAGATCGCAGCCAAGGTTGCGGCGTATGAAGAGGCGTTTCCCCACAGAGACCGTCGTGTTGAAGTTTTTGTGATGTTGGACCTCCAAAAGTATATTGCCAAAGATTGGTTCTATCTCAATCAACTTTATCGCAACATCAAACTCCTGGCCGATTGGAACGTGTTCTTTTTGATCAACGTGTACTCGGAAGATATGTTTGATGACATGGATCTACCAACACTCGGTCAACGCCTGCTTGAAGACTTCGGAACCAAACTCAGAATCAACCCCTCCTATTTCAGAGGAACTAGCGGAAGACACGTCAATCGCTACGCTATCAAGCACAAAGAAATGTTGGAACGCAATGTGGATGATAAATCCATCGAACGTGTGTTCCTTAACATGGCGGACATTTACTTCAACAGTTTCTCTACCCTAAACCTAAGTTATTCGGAAGGGGAACTTTCAGTGATGTCCTTCTTGTATGAAGGCATCCCACAAGTCGACGCGCGCTTTACTGTGCCCAAGCGCGATGGTAAATATCATCTAGAAGACATACAACGGACCATCGACAATCTTTTTGTGGAACAGTACGAGTATGCAGAACAGACAGACGAATGCTCAGGGTGTCAATATCTGACATGTTGTGTTAGTCGAAACATCCTATCGTACATGGACACTCGTGGACTCACGAACTGCCTACTACCACAACAACTTTTTAGAGATGCGTCTCGAGCAGTAGAATTGGAGCTGCGAAACAATGATTGAGCATGGCCTATACAAACTGATGTCGACAAGTGAAGTGCAAGATGCTTCACAAATTGAATCACTAGATTTCGTTCTAAACCTCGAAGTCCTCAACAAATGTAAACACAGCTGCCTCGGTTGCTTTGTGAACCGCAAGAACTCCGTCGATGACGTGAACCTGCAGACTGCTCTGGAGCTTGCTCGAGATTTGGACTCCAAAGGCTACCGTTTCCGTGAGGTTATCCTGTCACCAACCGATATCTTCAGTTGCGATAACGCCCTAGAGATTCTCAAAGATCCTGCGTTCCAACAGCTGATGCGCATTCATCCAAAAACCCGTATCACCACAACGGCAATGTTTGAGAATTTGGACACTGCGCGATTCCTCGAAATTTTCGATGTTCTGGATAACCCTGATTATTTCAAACCAGACATGATTTTGGAATTCTTGGTTCCCATGAACGTCCAGAAGATGCTTGCGGGTGATGTCCAGTACCTCGAAGATCACCAGCGTGCTCTGACCTTCCTAAAGAACAACACTCCCAAGATTGTCGACTGGTCATTTGTCGTTAACGTCCACCACGACCAAGACTTCATTGACAACTTTGATGAACTAACACGCATCGCCCGCGAAGATTTCGACACAATCATTGAGTTTCTGCCAAGCTTCTTCCGCACCGGTAAAGACCATTTGATTGCAGATCACCTGGAGACCTGGAAACAGTTCCTAAGCAAAGCAGTAACAGATGACAACTACACAGAAGTGATGCTGACCATTGCGGACAAGTACCACAACGCTCAAAACACTCTGGTCCTCAACTATCGTAAGAACAACCTATACATCAGTCCATTCATTTACGAGCAGATCGTCCACTCTCACCCTCAACTGAAGGTCGAAGAGGCAACTGCTGATGCCGCAATCAAACGATTTGAAGATTCTCAGGTAGAACAATATCAGTATGCTGCAGACAAGACTACCGAATGCGGATCGTGTCAGTATCTGAACACTTGTGTGGGTCGCAACGTCATCTCGTTTATGGAAATGAACAGCCTAAGCAATTGCATCTATCCGAAAGATGTGTTGGACCGTTACGATGATGCTTCAGCACTATCTGCTCGTGTAGCTCGCTGCGGATGATAGTCAAGCACAATTTCGATACCATGAACTTCTCGCCGTTTATCGACGAGGGGTCCATGGACTCAACCACGGTGCGAATTCGGATCAACACTGAGTTCCTCGATAGTTGCAAATTCAACTGCGCTGGGTGCTATGTAAAGCGCAAGAATGAGTTCACAGACAGTGATGTCAATGTTCTCGTTAATGCTATTCAGATGTTTCGCGACAGTGGAGCCTCGTTTGACGAGGTGATTCTCGGTCCAACTGACTTCTTCAGTGCATCAAACACAGAGGAAGTGCTGTCTCATGAAGGATTCAAGAGCATTTTCAAAGATGGAGACGTTGTTCTCACTATTTTGACAACTCTCCAAGAACCAGAAGAGCGCATTAAAGAGTTGATTCAGTGCGTTAACGACAACCTAACCCATCCAAATATGGAAATGGAAGTGTTGATTCCGTTCGATGTCCAACGAGTCGTCAACAAAGATCCGTTCTATGTGATGGAAATGAAACGCAAGATCCAGATTCTCAACCTCCTCAATCCTGCTGTCGACTACGCAATGCAGATCAACATCCACGACGTGGACAAGATGGTTCCTGGCTTCTCGTTGCCTGAGGTTACTCGCTATGTCAGAGATACGTTCGGCACCATCGTTGAATTCAACCCTTCTTTTATGCGTGTGAAGAAACCACACATCATCACGAAGGTTCTTGACGACTGGAACGATATGTTGGAACGTCATCTAGACCAATTGGCAGCAGAAGACATTACGTTCACGATGGTTAACAAATACCATGCGAGCTACAATGAACTGACGTACAATTTCAAAGATGGTTACCTTTACGTCTGTCCTTTCATTTACGAGAACGTAGTAGACTTATCAGAAGCGTTCAAGATTGAGCGTCAAGGCGAGTACTACGTGATTGACGATATAAATGCGAAGGATGTATCAGTCATTGGTGATCAGTATGAGTACTCGTCAGAAGTAGAATGCGCCACATGTGAATTTCAAGGTTCGTGTGTTGGCAAGAAAGTGCTGTACTATATGAAACAATACAACATTGCCAAGTGTGTTGTTAGCAAACCTGTTATGGCTTATTATGGAACGCAATGAAATTATTAGAATTGTTTGATAAATCGGTAGACGTCGCGTGGCATGGTCCCAATGTTGCGGAATGGGAAATTAATGGCGTCAAGTACCAATGCGAGATCATCGAAGAAGGTACAGATGATAGTGATTGGGACGAGGATGACGAGGATGACGAGGATGACGACTGGGAGGATGATTCCGATAGCTCTGGCTCCGTATATGTAGTCTCCTTTAGTGGCCAAAATGCTGCAGGTGATATGACCTACAATAATACAGGTGCTGGTAATCAATTCCTGGTATACACCACAGTTTTCAACTGCATCCGTCGATTCTTTACGATGCACGAAGTAGGCCCAATTCGTTTTGAAGCGGGTGACGTCGGTCGCCAACGCCTGTATCGTCGTTTTGTTGCCAAATTCCTCCCAAATTGGACAGTGGGCTCTGGAACGTCCCATGATGTCACGGTATACCCACCAGGACATGCTCCATCGTGAAATTACTAGAACTTTTTGACAAGGGCGCTGACGCTCATTGGTTTGACATCTCTGAAAACGGCGGCATGGCCGAGTTTATTATCGGCAAGCAACATTACCGTTTTATGATCTCAGATTTTGACGTTGGTGAAGAATATGACGTCAAAGCTTGGACGGTTGAATTTTCGTTGATCGACAAACAAGGTGATCCGCGCTATGATAACACAGGAACAGGCAATCAATTCCCGTTGTATTCTACCGTCTTGAAGTTGGTTAAAGAATTCCTAGAGCATGTCAACATGGATCCACGTCCTCTCGTATTTGGCGCAGCTGACCCCGGCCGTAAAACACTGTATGCTCGCCTGATGGGCCGCTTCCTCAGTGGGTGGAAAATCACAACCGAGAGACAAGACGTAGTTGCTTGGCCGCCAGGCACTGAACCAACGTACGTTCCTTCATGACCGTCACCTTAAACGGTGGCGTTTCGCTTAAAGAGAGAGCACAAAACGCTTCGTCGCGTGCTCTCAGTGAAGTTAACCAGATGACATTCAACCTCTCTTTGGAATTCCTCGACAAATGTGGGTTCCAATGCAACGGTTGCTATGTAAACCGCCGCAACAACTTTAGTGATGCTGACTTAGCAAACATCAAAGAGCTGGGTGAAGAACTATCCAAGATCGAAGGTGCAGAGCTGAATGAAGTCATCGTAGGTCCAACCGACTTTTTCGCCACAGAGAATGTGGAGATTCTGTTTGAGAAGCCTGAATTTCTTGGTCTATTTGACCACTTCAAAGCAATAACCATTACATCCACTTTGATGTCGAGCCCCGCAAAGGTCGCAAATTTGATGGAGACCACTCTCAACAAACTTCCAAAAGATGTGCACCTTGAACTCTTTGTTTCTCTGGATATCGAACGCTTGATCTACGAGGACATTGGTTATATCATGTCTCTCGAGAACAATCTGAAGCTGCTGTCTCACGCGAACATCCTTTTCATTTTCAACATGCACAAGCATCCGCTGTTTGAGAACTATGCTGAAATTGCGAAGATGGTCAACGAACGCTTTAACAGCCATTTGAAAATGAATCCTTCGTTCTTTCGAGGACGTAAGAGTGATCTCATCAAACGAGAGCTCACCGAATGGAAGAAAACCATTGAACACGCTGTTGGTACCGACCTCTCTGGCGTTCTAATGAACGTGGCCGACGATTATTTTGGTGGAAGCACATACGTAACACTAGCATACAAACAAAGAAAGCTATATGTTTCTCCGTGTTTCTATGATTATGTGTTTGATGAGCATCCAATGTTCGAAGTTGGCGGCCTCACCGTTGACTCAATCTTTAACAAATTGGATAATTTAACTATAAACCAATACGAATTCGCAGAGAAGACCACAGAATGCTTGGAGTGTCCTCTGCTATCATCGTGTGTTTCTAAGAAGGTCCTTGCGACCATGGAACAACACGGTATTACGGAATGTCTGATGCCAAAAGACATTATCTTGAAGATGACCAACCGATGACCAGTGAGCTGGCTAAGAAACACACGAAATTTGATGAATTGGTACGCGAACTTGAATCAGACCCCTTGCTTCGTGACGACCTAGAACGTGCTCGTATTGATGTTCGAAATTGGATCGAAGCAACTAAAGAGCGTTATGACCACGTCTACTCAGTCGTCCGCAATGTGTTGATTGAGGAGTTCCGTGAGAACCTCGAAATCAAAGCTCCAGGTCCTCTGGCTGATGCTACTGCAAAGGCTCTAACTGGCTACATTACCCGCATGTTAGATGATAAGAAGCTGACCGCTGAAATTCCGATGTCTACCGCAACAAAAGTAGAAATGTGAGGCAATTATGCGTTTCCCCTTGAACCTTGAAGCATATCTAACGGACGACG